ACCGGTCAGCAACAAAAACTAATTACATACACACCAGAGACAAAAAAACTTCCTGTAACTGAGGTTGTTAAAAAAGATTTAGTGCCTGTAAATCCTAGATTACAAACGGGTGATTTACAAATGGGTGAAAAGGTACAACCTTTGTTTGGTTCATCAACATATGATTGGGCTATGAGAAAAGGACCTGGTAAATATTCTGCTGATGAATGGGTGGATCATCTTACATCAACCCGAAAAGTTAACTTTAAAGTTTTTGGACAACCTGCAAGTAAAATAGAAAGAGGACCAAAATCTTTTACTTACGATAGAGGTAGATACGCAGGTAAAACTGCAAACATTAACAAAGAAGAATTATTCGATTCTAATGTAGCTGTTTTTGATGAAGGTGGAGAACTTGCTGGAGGGTTATTAGCAGCAGCAAAAAAATATAATTTAAAATTATCTGCACAAGATGTAGGTAATTTTTTAAGAGGTAATCCTGCTAATAGATTAAAAGCTGTTACTTACTCAGATGATGCTATACAAAATTTTAATTATAAAGCTCCGTTAGAAAATTCATTAGGAATAGTTCAAACAGTTAAAAGACAATTTCCTGCTATGGGGGAAAGATTTGATACACTAACTTTGCATCTTAATACCATTGAAAGAGGAATCATGAATGGAATGATTAATGATGTTAAGCAAGGTTACCGTGCTTTTTCAGGAGAGCTAAGAGGTATAATGCAAGCTAACGTAGGAACAGAATCACGAAGACAATTAAATGCTATGAAAGGTGCTGTTGATGAGGTTTACGCAAAAGCTACAGGAGCAAGATCTGGAATAAAGCCAACTCAATATAGAAACGAATCAAACTATACATTACAAGGTGGTCAAAATTACAAAGAAACTGTTTTTGTTTTAGATGAGCCTATTTCAACAAACACATCACCAATGAAAAATATGGGACACTTTTCTGAACTTAAAAATAATTTATTTCATGTAAGATATGATGTTAGATCAACACCTAATGGAAAAAAAGCTTTTGTAATACATGAGATTCAATCTGATGCAAATCAAAGTATAGCTAAATCCTTAACAGCTAAAGAAGCTTTTGGACCTAATAAAAGATATAATCCGTTTCAGAAAGAAATAGAAACTAGATTATTAATAGAGCAAAGAAATAAATTATTACAGAATGTAGATAATATGACTAACGCTGATGTGGCTGCACTACAAACTGTAAATAAACAAATTGCAAAACTAAGCGGCGCTACTTCAAGAGGTCAAGATTACTATCCTTTATTAGATTCAGATGCGTATGGAGATTATGCACTGAAGTACTTGTTAAACAAAGCAGCAAAAGAAAATGTAAGTTATGTTGCTGTAATGCCTTTTAACAAATTACATTTTAGACAAGGTTATAAAGCAGGTAATGAAAGATTCTATGGATACGCTAGTGGAAAAGGTATAAACAATAAAGGCAAATCGGTAATGGCAGATCTTATGAAGAAGACAGCAAATTTTCAAGATTCAAAAGCAGGACCTATAAAAATATCTTTATCTGATCCTAGTAAACCTTACAAAGAAATAGCTACAGATACATTCAAATATCCTAAAAATCACCCGTTGAGCGGGAAAGAGATTAAAAGTGTTTATCACAATGAAGCTCACGGTTCACAGATAGAGAAAGGATTTAGATCGATAACACCAGACAACCCAAATTTGTATTTTGATGCTTTTGCTGTTGAGGTTAAACCTGGGATGGCTTATACTCAAAAACTATACAAACGAGAGGGAGGGCTTGTAGTGGATATATTCAAGCCTCTATGTTAATTTAAATCATGGCTATAGAAAAAGAAAATCAAGAACAAATTGAAGAAGAAGTTAAGGTTGATTCTCCACAAGAACAACCAGAGGGCTTACCACCTGAAGTTATGGTAGAGGGCCAAGAACCGGTGGTCGAGGATTTAGAAGAAGAATTCTCTGCTAACCTAGCCGATGGCATGGATGAAAGAATCCTTAAAAGTTTAGGTTCAGAACTTTTATCTGAATACAAAAAAGACAAAACATCTAGAAAAGATTGGGAAGACGCATACATCAAAGGATTAGATTTATTAGGCACAAATTACACTGAGCAATCAAAACCATTTAAAGGAGCTTCCGGTGTCACTCATCCTTTGCTTGCAGAATCAGTAACACAATTTCAAGCATCAGCTTATAAAGAATTATTACCAAGCGATGGTCCGGTCAGAACATCAATCGTAGGTTTAAGAACACCGGCCACCGAACAACAGGCACAAAGAGTTAAAGAATATATGAACTATCTTCTTATGGAGAAGATGGAAGACTACACAACTGATATGGATCAAATGTTATTCTATCTACCTTTATCTGGATCAACATTTAAAAAAGTATACTATGATGAATTTTTACAAAGACCATGCTCTAAATTTATTCCTGCAGAAGATCTTGTAGTTCCTTACTATGCATCAGATTTAAAAGATGCAGGAAGAATTACACATGTTATCAAAATGACAGAGAATGATATCAATAAAAAAATGGCAGCTGGTTTTTATAGAGATGTAGATTTACCTAAACCACAACAGAAAAAAGATGAAGTACAGGATGCTATTAATAAATTAGATGGTATGAAAGACACATATTCAGATTATATTTATAACATTTTGGAGATGCATGTTGATTTGAATTTAGATGATTATGAAAATTTCGATAATAAAATAAAAAAAGGAATTAAAATTCCATACATTGTTACTTTAGATGAAGGTTCAGGAGAGATATTATCTATTTATAGAAACTATAAACCAGATGATGCAAACTATACTAGAATAGAATACTTTGTACATTACAAATTTTTGCCTGGTTTAGGTTTTTATGGCTTTGGATTAATACATATGATTGGTGGTTTGTCACGAGCAGCAACAATTGCGTTGAGACAACTCATAGATGCAGGTACATTGAAAAATTTACCAGCTGGATTTAAGTCTAGAGGACTAAGAGTTAGAGATGATGATCAACCAATACAGCCTGGAGAGTTTAGAGATGTTGATGCACCAGGTGGAAACATCAGAGATCAGTTCTTTCAATTGCCTTTTACAGAACCAAGTCCAACATTATTCCAACTTTTAGGTTTTGTCGTACAAGCAGGAACAAAATTTGCACAAATTACAGACTTAAGTACAGGTAACGACACACAAAACAGAGCCGTTGGCACAACAATAGCACTAATGGAGCGTGGTTCTAGAGTTATGACAGGTGTTCATAAGCGTTGTTACTACGCTATGAGACTAGAATTTAAAATTTTAGCAAGATTATGCGGAGAATATCTACCACCAGAGTACCCTTATGATGTTTATGGTGCAAATCGTATGATTAAACAACTAGATTTTGATAACAGAGTCGATATTTTACCTGTTGCTGACCCAAATATCATGTCTATGGCGCAAAGAGTGACGTTAGCACAGACACAATTACAAATCGCACAATCAAATCCACAATTACACAACATTTATGAAGCATATAGACGTGTTTATGAAGCTTTAGGTACAAAACAAATTGATACTTTGATGAAACCTGCACCAAAACCACCTCAACCGCTAGATCCAGCGAAAGAAAATGCGAGAGCTCTACAAATGCAGCTACTAACTGCGTTTGAATTCCAAGATCATGACGCACATATCGCTGCACACACAACTTTTATGGCTTCAAGAATGGTTCAGATAAATCCAATGGTATATGCAAACTTACAAGCCCATGTTTCAGACCATATTTCATTCAAAGCACAAAAAGAAGTTAAAGAACAGTTTGCACAAGACCAAAACTTGCTGTCATTACAACAAACTGACCCTCAACAGTTTCAATTTGCTTTTGATAATGCGGTTGCTACAGCCGTTGCAGAAATTACCGAGAGTTTAGTGGTTGGTGAAATGCAAGCGCAAGCAAATAAACAAGACCCATTAGTTAGAATTAAGCAACAAGAGGTTGATTTAAGAGCCATGGATATGCAAAGAAAAGAAAATGAGGTAAGATTTAAACAAGACCAAGAAAATCAAAGACAAGCTAATAAATTAAACTTAGAGTATGATAGATTAGCACAACAAGATGAACAATCTGATAAAAGATTGGATATCGCAGAAAGGAAGTTAGAAAAATAATGGTTGCAAGATATTTTTTAGGAGTAGCGTTTAAATTAGGTGATCCAATTGTTAAAGGAGCAACTAAAAAATTTAATAAATTATTAAAAAAAGAATATAATGAAAACAGAGCTGCAGGTTTAAGCTCATCATCTGCACATAAAGAGGCAGCAAAAACAGTTAATAAACAATTAAAAGAATTCCCTGATCTAAAGGATTAATATGCCATTAAATAAAAAAGGTAAAAAAATTATGTCCGCCATGAGAGATCAATATGGTGATGAAGCAGAGGCAGTATTCTATGCATCGAAAAATAAAGGAACTATTTCAGGTGTGGAGAAAAAACGTAGAGGAGGAAGTCTAAGTGGCGGAAAAGAATTTGGACCTCCACCAGAAAGAGGACCAAACCCACAAGGACTCAAAGGGGGTGGTTGTCCACATAGAGAAGTGGGGACAAGATCCGATATCAAAGGAATCTCTTCAATCCAAGTCAGCGGTAAAAAATTTATCGGAGTCAGATAAAGAAGCTTATTACGCTGGGATTATTGATGGTGAGGGTTATATTAGTTATGAAACAACTAGACGTAAAAAAAACGTCAAATATCAGATTCCTTCAATATCAGTAGAAATGTCAGATTTAGATGTTGTTCAAAACATTCATTCTTTTTTTAAATGCGGTTCTGTATTCACAATAAAACCTAGGGAAAGTCATCATAAATTCACTTATAGATGGCGTGCACGTGGTAAAGCAGCTGTCAATATATTTTTTAAAATATATAATTTTTTATCGTTGCGAAGAAAAAATAAAATCGATATGGTGCTAAAGATGTACATCGATAATCAAAATCATAATGAAAAATATCGTAAACTAAACAAAGTATTGGAGGAAACATGTGGCTAAGTGCAATAAAAATTGCAGCTCAGGCAGGTTCAAAAATATATGCGAACCGTCAAAAAGCTAAGATGGCAATGTCAGAAGCTCAACTTCTTCATGCTGAACGTCAAGCTCGAGGTGAGGAAGCCTACCAAGGCAAACTTCTTGAAGCTAGGCAATCAGACTGGAAAGATGAATTTGTATTGTTAATCTTAAGTGCGCCGATAGCGGTGTTAGCTTGGGCAGTAATATCTGACGATCCAACTGCTATGGAAAAAGTAAAGATTTTCTTTGAGCATTTCCAGTCGCTCCCGTCCTGGTTCACAAACCTGTGGATCTTGGTTGTAGCGAGCATTTTTGGAATAAAGGGTACGCAGATATTTAGAAACGGCAAAAAATAATGGATCTAGAAACTCTAGATTTGATAAAAAAACTTCTTAACAGAAGACTTGATAATGTTAAAACTAACCTTATCTACAATGTTGACGATGAAAAACAATTAATGTATCATCGTGGACAAATCAAATCCCTTGAGGATTTGCAGCAAGACATTAAGGACTTGCTAAATAAACAGGAGCAAAAATGACAACAAAGTCCACGGAGCAACCGAAACGGACAGAAGGTCTAGAGAAAGCTTATAAGAACGAAGAAGAAGTCTCGAAGGTCTTAGACGAAAAATCAATAGATCAAAAACTTTTAGACAGATTACCTAATCCAACTGGTTATAGGTTATTAGTTTTGCCTTATGCAGGACCAAAAAAAACTAAAGGTGGTTTGATACTAGCTGATACAACTCATGACACAATCCAAATGACAACGGTTTGTGGTTTGGTGTTGAAGATGGGACCTCTTTGTTATAGAGACAAAGAAAAGTTTCCTTTTGGAAAGTGGTGCGAAGAAAGACAATGGGTCATATTCGGCAGATATGCCGGCTCTAGATTCAAAATAGATGGTGGGGAAGTTAGAATCCTTAACGATGATGAAATCATCGCACAAATAAACAATCCTGCTGATATTTTGCACGCTTACTAGGAGGAAAAAATGGCGGAAGAAAACCAAACACCTCAAAACGAGGTGGACTTAGACACTGATGGTGTTAATGAACAAACCATTGATGTCAATCAAAAACAAACAGAACCTGATCCAACACATCTCCCAAAAGAGGATGTTGATTTAGGATATACTGATATTTCGAAACCTACAGAAGAAAAAGAAGATAAGGTTGAAGAAAAATTAGTAGAGGAAAAAGTTGAAAAACCTGTGGAGACAAAAGAACAGGACAACTTAACCAAAAAAACTTCTGATTATCAGAAAAGAATCAATGAACTTGTGTTCAAGCAAAAAGAAGCTGAACGAAGAGAACAAGCTGCATTAAAATATGCAAAAGGTCTCAAGAAAAAGTTTTCTGATTTGGAAAAAGCATCAGAAGAAACGAGCAACAATTATCTTAAAGAATATGACGCAAGAGTGGACTCTGAAACAGACAGACAAAAGAAAATGTTGAAAGAGGC